AACGCGGTACACAGGCGCCGTACTGGTGAACATCCCCGAGCGCACCCCGGACGGCCACCCGCAACTCTGGCTGCTCTACCGGTCGGAGCCGTGGACGCCAACCTCTTCGGCCGAGCGGGAGATGAACCTCTGGGTGCGCCGCGCTGACGTATTCACCAGTCGTCAGCAGGCAATGGATCATCTGACTAGCCTGATCGGCAGAGAAACCGTGTGGGCGCCGTACAACCCGATCTTCCCCGAGCTGTGGGTCGGGCATGACGGACTGGGCCACCGCTGGTGGATGGCTCCGGCCCCGCTGAATCCGCCGGGTGGCCGGCTATGACCAGACCGCTCGTCTCGGTCATCACCGGCACATGGCAGCGGCACGATCTGCTCATGCAAGCCGTCGAGACGGTGCGGCGCCAGTCCTACCGGCCCGTTGAGCACATCATCGTCTCTGACGGCCCCGACCCAATCCTGCGTAACCTGCTGGCGCGCGTGATCGCTGAGGCTGACCCGACCGACCCGCCGATCCACTTCACCGAACTGGGCCGCAACTGGTCTACCATCATCCCTGAGAGCATCAGCGCGCCGCCGTTCATGACCGCGCAACTGCTCGCACGGGGTGAGTACGTGTGCTGGCTGTCCGACGACGAAGAGATGCTCGACTCTGACCACATCACCAAACTGGTAGACCTCATCGAAGCGACGGGCGCCGACTTCGTCTATCCGCTGGTCGAAGTCTGGCGTAAGAGCCGGCCAGACCAGAAGTGGATCGTCGGCGCCGACCCGCCGGAGAATGGGACCATCACACATTGCCTGCATCGCTACGACTGCCTCAACGCATTCGGCGGCGGCTTCCGCGTGAGCGTCGGCAGCGGCACCGACTGGGATCAGATTGTCCGCTGGATGTCCGCCGGCAAGACGTGGGCGCATCTTCCCGAGGTGACCTTTAGACATCGGAGCGACAAGTTTTGGTAGGCGTCATCGCGCTCACCCACAAGGACACAGCAGATCACCACTGGCGGGTGGCTCTGCCGTTCGCGCGTCTGGCCGAGGCTGGCATCGATGCTGTCATCTACCGTCTACAGTCCGACGAACTGCCGGCCAACCTCATCGCTGGCCGGGTCGTGCTCCTGCCGCGCGTGGTCGTGCAGAGCGACGACCCGGCCGACTCGCACGCCTACGTGGACCGCATTCGCAGAGCCGGCGCCCTGGCCGTCGTCTTCGAGATTGACGATGACGAACTGTCGCCAGCCGCCGAGGAACGGGACCGACAACTCGGTGACTTGACCGCCATGCAGCTACAGCAGCGAGCACAGGGGTACCAGTGGGTCCGCAACATGGTGCCGGCCGTTGACGCCGTGACCGTCTCCACCGAGCCGTTGGCGGCCGTCGTTCGCCGCTACACCAGCAAGCCCGTCATAGTCGTACCAAACTCGATAGATATCCCGTGGTTCCGTGATCGGCTGGTAGCGCGTCCGCCGTGGTCTGACCACGTGACCATCGGCTGGGCTGGCTACCGCCGCCCTGACGCCGATCTAGAAGTGATGGCGGTAGCGTGGGGCAGGATCGCTGCTCGCTACCCAGACGTGCGCTTCGTCGTGGCCGGCTACCAGGCTGACTGCATCTACCGCGAGGTGGACCCTGAGCGCATCTACCGCGTGCCGTGGACGAACAACCTGGACGAGTACCCGCGCGCTTATCAGGTGGACATCGGCTGTTGCCCACTGGCCGACACGGCGTTCAACAGATCGAAGTCGCCCATCAAGGCGTGGGAGTATGCTGTAGCATGCGCCGCAGTCGTGGCGACACCGACGCTGTACGGCGGCTGCGCGTACGGCAATGCCTTACAGGCCGAGGGCGCGGACGAATGGGAGTTGAGTCTGTCCTTGCTGATCGAGACTGCCATATTTCGCAGTAGCGCTGCGCGGATGCTACTTGCCCACGTCATGCTCGAGCACGGCCTGTCGGCCAATCTGCACCACTGGGCATCCACCTACAGCGAGATCGCGGCGCGCGTGGGGGCGCCAGTCTGATGCCACGCCACAATCCGCGCCGGCAGATAGATGTGCTCGCCAGAGAGGCCGAGCGCGCCATACAGGAGCGCAGAGACAACATCCTGCCTACCGACATCGAACTGACGCAAGCGGCCACAGTGACGCGCTCAGACGTGGACAGCGCCGTCGAGTTCTTCCGCGAGGCGAACGCTGGCGCCGCAACCGAGCATCTGCTCGACGGGCCGGCAGGATCTGGGGAGCGGGATGGGTGACCTGTTTGGGTGGTCTAAGGATAGTCAGCGCTTCCGCGACCTGGAGACCGGCCGCTTCGTCTCTGAGCGCGCCGTTCGCGACTCCGTGGACCGCGTGGCCGACCTTGCCAGCCGGCAGATGGGCGACGCCACCGCCCGCTTCCGCGCCGGCCAGATCACCGCTACCGAGTGGCAGGCCAGCATGATGCAGACCATCAAGTCAAGCCAGATCGCCAGTGCCCTAGTAGCCTACGGTGGACGCGAGCAGATGACCCCGGCCACCTGGGGCGCGGTCGGCCAGCAGATCCGCACCCAGTACGCCTACCTCGCGCGTTTCACAGATGACGTGCTCAGCGGCCGGCAGCGCATGAACGGCCGCATGGACGCCAGAGCCAGGATGTACGGGCAGGCCGGCAGGACGCTCTACGAGAACATCCGAGGCCGCGAATCCCTGGCCGCCGGCTTCCGATTCGAGCGGAACGTCTTGCACCCTGCGGACCACTGCGCCCAGTGCGTGAACCAGTCGGCGCTCGGAACCGTCCCTATCGGCTCGCTGGTCCCCATCGGCCGGCGGACATGCCGGAGCAACTGTCGATGCACCCTGAGCTATAGCAAGACCGTAGCAGTGGAGGAGGCAGCGTAGGTGACAGCACAACGCACGCGCGAAGGCTGGCGATCCCGTATCGTCGGTCACGGCGAGGAAGCCCCGGACCAACTACTTGCCAACCCGCTGAATTTCAGAATCCACCCGAAAGCGCAGCAGGACGCCCTCGCCGGCGTGCTCAACGAAGTCGGCTGGGTGCAGGACGTGATCGTCAACCAGCGGACCGGCCACGTCATCGACGGCCACCTCCGCGTGAGCCTCGCCATCAGCAAGGAAGAGCCAACCATCCCCGTGGTGTACGTCGATCTGGAAGAGCACGAAGAACGGCTGATCCTGGCGACCATTGACCCGCTGTCAGCGATGGCGGCTACCGATGCTACGAAGCTCGATGAACTGCTCCGCGAGGTGGCAACGGGCGACGAGGCTATCCAAGCGATGCTCGACCAACTGGCGCAGCGCTCCGGACTCGTGCCTCCGATTGACCCGATGTCCGAGTGGCAGGGTATGCCGGAGTTCGAGCACGAGGACAAGACGGCGCATCAGACGATCCATCTGCACTTCAAGGACGCCGATGCTGTCGAGGCGTTTGCGCGTCTTGTGGAGCGCAACATCATGCCGAGCACAAAGTCTCTGTGGTTTCCAGATGACGGGCTAGAGTCGATAGACGGTGCACGCTATGACGATGTTGCCTAAGTATCCAATTTACATTATCTCGAAGGGCCGCGCGCCGTCGCGGTTGACGAGCCGCGCCCTCGATAAGATGCGAGTACCGTACCGGATCGTTGTCGAACCGCAGGAGTATGCCGAGTATGCCGCCGTTATCGATCCGTCGAAGATCCTGACGTTGCCATTCTCGAATCTGGAGCAAGGCTCGATACCGGCCCGGAACTGGGTATGGGAACACTCCATCAGCGATGGACATGAGCGGCACTGGATTCTTGACGACAACATCAACGGGTTTGTGCGCTTCGACAAGAACAGGAAGATACGAGCGGAAACGGGCGCGGTATTCCGTGCCTGCGAAGAGTTTGTTGATCGTTACACGAATGTGCCGATGTCCGGTATGAACTACCGATTCTTCGGAATGCAGCAACGGAAGCAGCATCACAAGCCATTCCAACTCAACACGCGCGTCTATTCGTGCATCCTGCTGACAAACGACGTTCCGTATCGTTGGCGCGGCCGATACAACGAGGACACGGACTTGTCACTCCGCATCCTCAAAGACGGATACTGCACCGTCCTCTTCAATGCCTTCCTCTGCAACAAGCAGGCCACTATGACGATGAAGGGCGGCAATACCGAGGCGCTCTATCAGTTAGACGGACAGAAGGACGGACGCCTAGAGATGGCGCGCTCGCTCCAGCAGCAGCACCCGGACGTAACGAAGATCACGCGCAAGTGGGGCCGCTGGCAGCATCAGGTTGACTACCGGCCATTCAGAGCGAATCGACTCATCAGGAAGCCCGGTATAGAGATACCGACTGAGCCGAACGAGTACGGCATGAAACTCGTACAGAGGACTGGCTGATGGCCGAGATTCGAGAGCAGGCGTGGCCGGCGGACTGGATGCCCGCGTTCCTCATCGCCCTCCGAAACAGCGCGAACGTGCGCGCCTCCTGTCAGGCGGCCCGCATCAGCCGCAAGGAGGCATACAAGCGGCGTGGCAATTCGGCCCGCTTCCGTGAAGCGTGGGACGAGGCGATAGAGGACGCACTCGACGTGCTAGAAGCCGTCGCCTTCCAGCGTGCGCGGGAGTCGTCTGACTTCCTGCTCTGGCGGCTGCTCGCCTCGCGCCGTCGCGAGGTTTACGGCGACACGATCAAAATCACCGTGGACTACGAGCGCGAGGCCGCGCGCATCGCTGCCGAGCACAATCTGCCGCCGGATAAGGCCGAGAAGATCATCAGCTTGGCTGAGCGTTTGAAGCAGGGTAGAAGCGGATGAGCGTCAACGCACAGGTGCGAGAAGAGCGCTTCTGGCTAGAGGCGGCAGCGGCGATTATCGCCGCTGATATGCCGCCAGTCACGCCCGTGGAGCGGCTGGACTGGGCGCGGCAGAATGTCACCGTCGTCACCCCGTGGGCTGGCCGTATTCCCTTCGACCCCTACGACTACCAGACCGCGTTCCTCGAAGATACCTCCCCGCGCCGGCTGATCCTGAAAGCCCGTCAGGTTGGCATGTCGAACGCCATCGCCATCGAGGCGATTCACAAGGCCATCAGCCGGCCTGACCGTATGATCTTGATGGTCAGCCGCACGGGACAGTTGGCGCAGCAGTTGATCACCTACTGTCGTCATACCCTGATCGGCTTGCGTGAGGCGCCCGTGCTGCTGCGTGAGAATCTATCGGAATTGGAGTTCGCCAACGGCTCGCGCATCCTCAGCCTGTCAGCCTCACCCTCCGCTGGTCGCGGCTTCCCGGCCACCGATGTGTACCTCGATGAGTTCGCGTTTGCCGAGTACGCCGACCTGATCTTTCAGGCCATCTCACCGACGCTGCCGGCCAACGGACAGCTCACAGTGCTCTCGACTGCGAACGGACGAAATAACCTGTTCTTCCGCTTGTGGTCAGGGTTAGAGGGCGGTGAGTGGAGCCGGCACCAGATCCACTGGTCCGACTGCCCCCGCTACAAGGACGATCCGACGTGGGAGGCGAACACCCGCGCCAACATGACGCGGCAGTCGTTCGCGCAAGAGTTTGACCTAGACTTCATCACGTCGGGTGATGCCGTGTTCGACCCTGAAGATTTGGCGAAGTGTAAGGACGGGTGGCTTGCCGATCCGTACACCTGTGAGGCGCTGGTGACGGCCTGGGACATCGGCCGGCGGCAGGATCACACGGTCGGCGTCACGATTGGCCTCAGAGGCCAGGACTGGCACGTTGTGGAGTACGAGCGGTTCCTGGCGCCGTACCCCGTCATCCAGAGCAAGATCGAGGCGCGAGCCAAACGGCTGGCCGGCAGCGTGTTCGTGGAGTCGAACGGCGTTGGTGATCCGGTGATCGAGAATCTGAGCGTCAGCGTGGAGCCGTTCGTCACCACAGCGAAGACCAAGACGCAGGCGATTCAGGCGCTACAGTTGCTCGTGCAGCAAGGCCGATTCAAGCACGCAGAGGAACAACTGGACCGCGAGATGGGCCTGTACGAGTGGGACGACGCCGGACTGGTGCAGGATAGTGTGATGAGCGCGGCCATCGCGGCGTATCAGGTCATCGAGTCTCTGCCCGGTCAGGTCTTATTCCTGTGAAGCTGCCACCCATGCCGTTCGACCAGGATGACCGCCGCGTCATCGGCATGGGCCTCGTGGCGTTCTGTGTGGCGTTGCTGGCGCTGGTAGGGGCAGCGTTGGTTCTTGGACTGTCTGTGCGAGTCTTCTTGCTCGCCAGCGGGCTTTCAGGAGGCTGACTATGGGACTACTCGCACGGACCGTCAACGCGATGGCAACCATCATCCCTGAGCGCAAGGTTGCCGTGGGCGCCGCAATCAACACCTGGGAGTCAGGCACTCCCCAGCAGCAGAAGGACAGTTACTACCGCTACGCCCTGGAAGGCTACTCAGGCAACGAAGTAGCGTTCGCGTGCATTGAGGAGTTGGCGTCATCGGCCGGCGAGCCGCGTCTCGTGGCTGTCCGCAAGACCGAGAAGGGGCCGGAGCAGATCCACGATCACCCGGTCCTCGATCTCTTCGAGCACCCGAACCCGTTCTCCGGCGGCTCTCAACTGATCTCGGCGCTCATCATGTTCCGCGCCGTCTCCGGCAACGCCTACATTGAGAAGGTGCGTTCGGGGGCCGGCAAGCTGGTGGAACTGTGGCCGCTGCGCCCTGACCGCATGTGGGTTATCCCTGACGAGAATCCTGCCGTCCACCTACGCGGCTGGGAGTACAAGATCGGCGCAGACACCTACTTCCTGCCGGCCCGCGATGTGATCCAGTCGAAGACCCGCAATCCGCTGGACGACTGGTACGGCCTGCCGCCAATGAAGCCGGCCGCCATGCGGATCGACACGTCAGCGGCCATGCGCTCGTTTACGCAGGCGTTCTTCAACAACGCGGGCGTCCCCTCTGGCCTCCTCGTCATCGAGAAGCAGGTAGGGCCGGCCGAGGCGCAGATGATCCGCGACCGTCACCGCAACGACTACAGCGGGCGCAACGCTTTCAACATGATGGTGCTGGCCGGGCAAGGATCAGTCACCTACACCGCTATGGGCCTGCCGCTGGGTGAGCGCGGGCTGGTCATGCCTGAGCTTGATGAGATCCTAGATGCCAAGACGGCGATGGTGTTCGGTGTGCCACTGGAGTTGATCGGCGCGCGGCTCGGGATGATCCACGGCAACAGAAGCACCATGAAGGAGGCGCGGGCCGGCTTCTGGGACGAGACGCTGATGCCGCTCTACCGAGAGTTGGCGGCTGACCTGACACTCGGCCTCAGAGACGAGTACGGCGACTTCGATTACCTGGAGTTCGACACCAGCACGGTGAAAGCGCTCCAGGAGGACGAGAACGCCAAGACCGACCGCCTCATCAAGCAAATGCACGCGGGCGGTATCAGCGTGCAGGAGTTCCGGGTCGATCTGGGCCGAGGACCCGAGTTCGAGAAGGGCGCCATCCTCGTGATGCCCGACAACATCAGCGGCTTGCCGGCTGACCAACTAGACGCGCCGCCAGAGCCGGCTCCTTCATTGCAGCCGGCGCTCGGTGGCGCTGGTGGCGCCCGTAGCAATGGCGGCGCCAACGGTGCCCTGACGCCTAGAGAGCGCGACGTACTGGGGAAACCATGACTGTTATTCCGCTCTGGTGCCCCTACTGCGGACGGTACACCGGCCGGTTCGATGCGTCCTACTACGAGTCTCCGCGTTGTCAGTGCGGGGTAGAGTTCGCTGTGAGAGTGCCCGACTCGCTCAGACCGCCGCGCGGGCCAAAGGTAAACACTCTTGAAGACCGCAACGTGAGCGATTCTCGCGCCCGGCCGTTCGAGAGGATGCGCCAGCGCCGGACAATCGACGTGCCAGACGGCTCGCTTGAGGTCAAGACTGGTTGAAGTGGTACCACCGTACCGTTGACACGGCGGAACCACTTGCAATAGAGTAGCCACAGACGAATAGTGATGAGAGCCTCCACCGGATCGGGCTTGACCGGGTGGGGGTTCTTTCGTGTCCCTGGACAAATTCGGCGCCGGCTTCACCGTCAAGACCGTTGACATCGGCCAGCGTCTCATCGCTGGTTGGGCCGCCTACCACGGCAACATCGACCGCGTTGACGACATCATCGAGCCTGAAGCCAGCGTCAAGGCCGTCTCCCGCCTGAAGTCTCCCGCTGACGTCGGCGTCTTCATCGGCCACGACTTGAGCCGGCTGCCCGTGGGCGTGCCCGTCAAGATCGAGGCGCACCCGCAGGGTCTCTACGTCGAGACGCGCGTGTTTGACGGGCCGACCGGCGACGACCTATTGGGCGCCGCGCGTGGATTGCAGGCGGCCGGCGGCTCGCTCGGCATGTCCATCGGCTACCGCCTGCACGACGGCAAGCGCGACCGCGTGAACGGCAAGGCTATTCGTCGGATCACCGACTACAGCCTGCACGAGTACTCCTTCGCCGCATCGCAGGCGATTGCTAATCCGTCCGCTCTGGTGACGGGCGTGAAGATCGGAGGGTCGATGTACACCGTCAAGGAGATGGACGGCCGCTGGCACGTCATGAAGGACGAGAAGTCGCTGGCGGACTTTGCCAGCGAGGACGACGCGCGGTCGAAGGTCGCAGCGCTCAAGGCCGACGACGGCAAGACGCACCCGAACGCCCTGCCTGATTCGGCCTTCCTCTACGTGCAGGCCGGCGGGCAACTGGACGATGAAGGCAAGACGGTCCCGCGCACCTACCGCCACTTCGCCTACCGCGATGCAGCCGGCGACATCGACGCCGCAACGCTACGAGCCGTCTTGCCAGCCATCCCCCAGGCAAAAGCGCTCGGTCTGGACACTGACGAGCTTGGCCGCATCTACGCTGCCGGCCGGCTGGCGCTCGATCATCACGAGCGCGGCGTCAAGACCTTCGATGATCGGCAGTCGGACGCCGCGCTCGATCTGCTGAGCGTGGCCTACGGCCTCATCGACGCCGTGGAGGTGCTCAGCGAGCAGCACAAGGCGCTCGCAGTCGTGGGGCAGACCACGAACAACGGCCGGCGGATGCCTACCGCCATGCGTGAGCAGATCGAGCAGGCGTCGAAGACGCTGGCGGCGGTCGCAGAGCAAGCCCTGCTCGTGGAGCAAGGGAAAGACGAGGAAGCGCTGGCCGCCTGGTGGCAGGCGCAGTTCAGCCTATTGGAGGTTGCATCGTGAGTGCCGCCACGGAAGTCAAGCGTCGAGAGGTCGAGCAGATCGTCAAGGACGCACAGGCGATCATCGACCAGTACAAGGGCGGCCTGCCCGGCGAGAAGCGCACGCAGCTCGCGGCGATGCAGGCGACCATCAAGACGAAGCGCGCCGAGATCGCGGCCGAAGAGGAAGAGGACGCGCTCAAGGCCGGATTCACCGAGGCTGACAACTGGCTGAACAAGCCTCAGCGCAGCATGGCACACGGCGTGAACGGCGACGACGACGACAAGAAGAAGCTTGAGCGGCAGGGCTGGGAGTTCAAGGGCGGTCTGGCCTACGCTCCCACCAGCGGCGGCAAGACCTTCGAGATGTTTGAGGAGTCGGTCATCCTGGGCGACATCCTGACGGATGACCACCAGTTTGCCGAGTACCAGAAGACCACGCGGGCCGCGATGTCTCAGGAGTACAAGGCGGCCTACTGCAAGTTCTGGCGGAACCTGGCCCGCTCTGGCGGTTCCGAGGCGATGGCGCTCCAGAAGATGTCACCCGCCGAGCAGAAGGCGCTTTCTGAGGGCACCGACACGGCTGGCGGCTTCACCGTTCCGCCGGATGTGCAGGCCGAGCTGCTGATGCGCACGGCGCAGCAGGCGGTCATGCGGCGGCTGGCCCGCGTGCAGACCACGAACCGTGATCTGCTGCGCTGGCCGATGCTCAAGGCGAACGTGTCTAGCGGCTCGATTTACTCGTCTGCGTTCGTCGGCTCGTGGTCGACAGAGACGCCCGCGTTCTCTGAGACGGACGTGGCGTTCCAAATGCTCGACATCGCCATCAAGAAGTTGCGGGTGGTCGGCAAGTTCTCGAATGACCTGCTGATGGACTCGGCGTTCAACCTGCTGGCGACGTTGGCGACGGACGGCGCCCAGAACATGGCGCTGGTTGAGGACAACGGCCTCATCACCGGCACCGGCTCCGCGAACGAGCCGCTGGGCCTGCTCAACGGCGGGTTCACGACCTACGATGTAGAAGGCACCACCGCGAACACGATCACCAACACGGTGTCATCGTCTGGCTCGGCGGCCAAGATCATCGCTGGCACGTACCTGATCCCTGACCAGTACGTCGCGGGGTCGGTCCAGCTTATGAGCCGAACCATAGAGGGCAAGGTGGCGGCGCTGACGGACGGCAACGGGCGTCCGTTCTGGCCGGCCAACGCTGGCGGCGGCTTCGATCTGCCGGCGCACAGCATCGAGGGGATGACCGTCTACAACAGTTCGTTCATGCCGTCTGACGGCACGGATGCGAACAAGGTCATCTTCACGGGCAACATCTCGCAGGCGTACATCATCGCGCAGCGCGCCCAGATCACCAGTACGGTGCTCCGGGAGCGGTTCGCGGACACCGACCAGACGGGCATCGTGATCTTTGAGCGAGTCGGCGGGGCGACCTGGAACGTGGACGCTGGCCGCATCGGCATCGTCTAGGTAGCGGGCACATTCGGGCCGCTACCAGCGGCCCTTTTCGGAGGGCATCAGCATGAATCACTCCGGTCTTTCGGACAGCGTTCTCACTCGGAACGTGAAGTCTCCGGCCAACGTCAGCGGCACCGTCGTCAACTCCTCAGGCATCGACATGCAGGGGTGGGAAGGCGCGCGATTCGTCATCAACGTCGGCGTTCTTGGCACCAACGGGACGGCCGACTGCAGCGTCATTGCCTCGATCAACTCGAACATGTCCGGCGCCACGCTGGTCACGGGATCGGCGCTGACGCAGGTAGTCAACGCCAACAGTGTGCAGATCATCGATGTGTTCCGCCCGCAGAAGCGCTATCTGGCGCTGGCAGCGGCAGGCCACACTAACGGCGCGGTGCTCTCCGCGACGGTCGATCTGTACCGCCGCTCCGGCATCCTGCCGGCGACCCAGGTGGCAGAGCAGCACGTCAAGGTGGTTGACGTTTAGTTCGTAGCACGCACACCTGACTGGGGTATCTCTTCATGGTCGTGGCTGATCTACCGCTGGCTTCCCCCACTGCCGAAGAGGCCCGGGCCGCACTCGCTGCGGTCTGGGCTTCTCAGGCTCCACAGACAGCGGAGGATGTCGAGACGTTCTACCGCACCTGTCCCGCCGACCTCTTGACGGCCGACCTGGATGTGTTCCATGCGGACGCTGAGCGGCAGCGCTGGACGGATGCCCTGGTGCATGTCGCCAGAACGCAGGATGTCAGGCTCATCGTTGATATCGGGTGTGGCGCCGGCCACGACCTGAAGGCGCTTCGTGGCAAGGTCAGTCACGACGCCTGCATCACTGGCGTGGAGCCGAACGACGAGATGCGCCATCGCTTGATGGCTGATGGTTTCGCCGTTGCACCGTCTGTCAAGGGCGCCCCGATAGAGAGCGCCGATCTCCTGTCCTGCTTCGATGTGCTGGAGCATGTGCCCGACCCCGAGACATTCCTGACCGGCATCGCCACGCGGGCGAAGATCGGCGCCATGTTCCTTGAAACAACGGCGACGACCGATTGCGGCACGCCGCTGCACCTGACCGAGAATCGGGGCTGGCATCCAGGCCGGGCGTTCCGCCGTGCTGGCTGGGACTGCATTGACGAGTCCGGGCGACTGCGAGTCTGGCGGCGATTCAGCACCGAACCGATGACGCGGCAGCCAATTGTGGTGTGCGCGAACCGCGAGGTCAGCGTCCACACCTACGACAGCGTCCTGCGGCTGATGCACACCCGGTCAGAAGAGTTCGACTGGAATCCTGGTCGCGCTGCCGAGTCGGGCCTGTTGCGCGCTCGTTCGGTGTGGGCCTCGAAGTGGTACCGCGAGTACGTAGATGACGGCTTCCTGATGATTGACTCTGACATCGAGTTTGACCCAGATGCCGCTGAGAAGGTCGTCAGGCTGGGGCGGGAGAAGCGCAGCATTGCCGTGGCAGCGTACTCCGTCCGCGACGGCGGCCACATGGCGATCCGTGGCATGGACGGCGCGATCGCCTTCGGCCCCGACGAGCCGCCCGCTGAGATCCGGTTCGGGGCGACCGGATTCATGTACGTCCACAGGGACGTGCTCGACGCCATGATCCCGACGCTGCCGTTGTGTCACGCCAATCAGCCGTGGGCGCTGTGGCCGATGTTCGACTTCCAGGTAGTCCCTGACGAGTTGTCGGGCGGGTTCAACTGGCTCAGTGAAGACTGGTGGTTCTGCGAGCGTGCGCGCCAGCTCGGGTTCAGGGTGTGGCTTGACCCTACGGTGA